CAAGCTAAGGAGCAATAAATGGCTAATCCTGATTCAGTATCACAGTATTACCTTGATTCATTCGGGAATGGTCGTATTGCTGTTAAGCAAGCTACAGCATTTAACACGACAGGGAACGCTACCGTTACTGGTATCACCCTGCCGTTGTTAGGTGGTGGCTTAACTAATGCTAATGCAACCGTTGGTTCTGGTGGCGTTATTGTTCGTAGAATTACTTTAAACAATCCAATCGGGAATATCTCGAATGTGATTATTTCTGTAACTACTAGCTCTGACGGCAACATCTCTAACGCTGTAGTAGCAAATACAACTCTTAGCAACTTGACTGGTCCTGGTACTTATCAAGACCTTACAATTGCAAGTCCGTATAACAGCAGTTCTGCTATTACTGGTTTTACAACCCAAGCTCTGTATGTCAATGTGAACACTGGTAGCGGTAATGTCGCTAACACTGCAACCATTGCCGTATATGGCGATGTAGTGAGTTTCTAATATGTCAACTATCTTCGTAACTAACAATTCTGATAAAAAGCTCACCGATGGTTATGGTGGTGTGTTTTATGAGTTTAAAAAGGGTGAAACTGTAGAGATTCCCCTCAATGTAGCTCGTCATGTATTCGGTTACGGAGAAGATGACAAAGAACCGTATTTGGCTAGGCTAGGATGGGTGATCTCCCGTAACGACTTAGAAAAAGGTTTAGAAATCCTTTCTCAGTGGGAGTTCTCCACCGAAGCACCCAAAAAGAACCAATCGTTATCCCCGTTGGTGGAAAGAGTACCCCTACCTGCTGAAAAGCGGGTAAGGGGAAAAGTCCTTCAGGCGGTAGCATGATTTATGGATCATAAATGGCAACCTTATCGAGCTACATTACACAAGTTCGTAGATTGCTCCACGATGCTAATGGAAACTTTTATACTGACCAACAGTTAACTGATTACATTAACGAAGCACGGGAGCGAACAGTACGAGATACAGGCGCTTTGCGTGAAGTTATTGTTACGCAAGTACCTTGTCAGGTCGCACCAACCGCTACAGTAAATGGCGCATCACCAGCTTACCCAACACAGTGGGTGGCTAATACTGCCGTCACTTCTGGGCAGTTTGTATTTAGTAATATTTATATTTATCAATATGTTACGAGTGGTACTTCAGGATCTTCTGCTCCTCCATACCCTCAAGCAACACAAAACAATTACAACAACTATCCTCCAAGCACACCCTTTGCAGATGGCACAGCATCTTTGCAATATGTCGGTAATGCGGAGAATATTTCGTATGCAGCATTAACTAATTTAGTCGGATCTAGCCCACTTACGCCTAGTTCTGGCAACACCATTTTAGATATTATCAATATCAACCTGTACTGGGGAAACACCCGTGTACCGCTTGATTATTTACCTTGGTCAGATTTCAACGCTAGATTGCGTTTTTGGCAAAACTACATTGGCAGACCATTGTGCTTTAGCATTTATGGTCAAGGACAAATTTACATAGGTCCAGTACCCGATCAAGTCTATCAATTAGAGATTGATTGCGTAGTCTTGCCTAATCCATTGTCATTAAACACGCCAGCAGTAACGGATGTCATTAACGATCCGTACAGCACAATGGTTAAGTTTTACGCTGCTTATTTAGCTAAGTATTACGAGCAAAGTTACGGGGAAGCCGAAATTTACAAGCAGGAATACAGCAAGCAAGGCGCAAGTGTCATTAACAGCACCTTTACTCGTAGGATTCCTAGCGTTTACAGTAGTCCTTACTAATCATGGCAGCAGCCGAACAGAAAAAGTCATATCAGGTTGTTAAGGCTTTTAAAGGTCTTAACACTAAAGCAAACCGCACTGCAATTGATGAAAATGAATTTTCTTGGATTGAAAATGCTCAACCAATTGGATCTGGCAACATTAAAATTACTCCTAATAGCGTTGCGGTTGAAGATAATTTTAATGTAGCTGTTTCATTTTCTAATGAGGTTGTTTATCTTACTTCATGTAATTTGGGCGTTTCAGATTATGTAGTGGGATTTTTAGCAGATGGATCAGCCCAATATTTTAATATTTCTAATAACACCACAGGAAATGTAGCGCCAGCGGGGACTTTTTCTACTGTTGGTGTTTCTGAACTTTATCCTATTAACACCACTCAGTGGTACAACGATAGGATGCTTATTCTTGACCCAGACAAGGGATATTTTACTTGGGATGGTAATGCGGTTATTAGCGTTGGATCAGTAGGGGTTATTGGTGTTACCAATAACGGCACTGGATATACTACTGCTCCTACTGTAGTTATTTCAGGATATGACCAAACTGGCGGTGTTCAAGCTAATGCGGTAGCTAGTTTAACTAGCGGTAGCAATACGGTTAATTATGTTTCTTTGGTAAATGGTGGTTCAGGATACACCAACGGAGCTAATTTATCCGTTACTTTTAGTGGTGGCGGTGGATCAGGCGCTTCTGCAATAGCGGGGATTACTAGCTTTGCTACTGGCACAGTTTATGTCAATGTAATTTCTGGTGGTTCTGGCTATACCGATCCTGCCAATACAATTGTGACTATTTTGGGTGGAGGTGGCACAGGAGCAACAGGCACACCAATTGTATCTGGCAATGCCGTTACTCAGGTCATTATGACCAACAATGGTACGGGATACACTAATTCTGCCAACATTACGGCAACGGTATCAGGTGGTGGTGGATCGGGCGCTGTTTTAACTGCGCTTATTAACACTCAAAAAAATGTCGCAATAGAGAGCTTTTCAGGTCGTGTTTGGATTGCCCAAGGGCGAACTATCTACTACAGCGCTGCGGGATCGTATAGTGACTTTACAAGCGTTTCTGCGGGATCTGTAACATTAACGGACAGCACACTTCATGGCAACATACAGCAACTTCTTTCTGCTAATAACTTTTTGTATATTTTTGGTGATGATTCCATCAATGTATTTTCGGATGTCAGGGTTACTACTAGCGGTACTACTTTATTTACTAATACCAATGTAAGCGCATCAGTAGGGACTAAGTTAGCGTATGCTATTTTTCCTTATTTTAGATCAGTATTATTTATGAATAACTACGGGGTATATGCCCTTGTAGGATCTACCACTAGCAAAATATCTGATTCGCTTGACGGAATGTTTCCGAATATTGACTTTGCCACCGAAGAAACTACTGCTGGACAGGTGCTTTTAAACAACATTTTGTGCGCTGCGTTTAATTTTAGGTACTACGATGCTGAATTTACCAAGTCATATCGGTACATTCAAGCGGTGTTTTTTGAGAAAAAATGGTTTATTACTAGCCAAGGTGACGATATGTTATATGTCGTTTCCGTGCCTGTAAGTGGGATTATCAATATGTACGGTGTGCGAAATGATCGTTTATATCGTTTGTATCAGGATTCGCAATCGGCAATTACCAGTCGTATTCAGACTGCATTAAATCCAATGGGCGATCCAATTCGGACCAAGCAAGCCCTCAAATTTGCTATTGAGGCTACGGTCACTTCGGGCGTAGAAATAAATGTCACAGTAGATTCTGAATCGGGCGCTAGTCCTGTTTACACGCTTGGAAATTACATTACTTGGTATAACACATCTAACACTACCATCCCTTGGATTAACAACAGTTCTACTGTAATATCTTGGGTAGGTGGTACAGGGTATGAACTGTACAAGTCAGATGCGCAACAATGGGGTAAATATTTAGGGTTGACACAAACTTCAAACTCAGCAGGTTTTGTGGTCAATACATTTGAATTTGAACATGAATTGAGAGTGAGGTTCTAAATGGCTGGAGTTCCGTTTGTCTTTGGTAATGCTACAACGAGCATACCTTTAAGTAACCTAGATGCTGACTTTAATACGCCAGTAACCATTGGGAATACTACCGTTGGTCTAGGAAATACTGTCACCACCCTTGGAAATGTCACATTAACTAATGTCAATATTGTAAGTGGCACAGTTCCAACTGCTAATTCTATTGTTAACGGCACATCTAATGTAGTGATAGCTTCTTCTGGAGGAGCTGTCAATATTTCTACCAATGGCACTCAAGCTATTACTGTAGATACTTCACAGAATGTAGGTATTGGTACAAGTAGTCCTACTGGAAAACTTGATGTAAGTGGTTTTGTAAGGGCTATTAACTATTTACCTGTACCTACTACTGGTACAGGCGTTGAAATGTATTATGTTCCTGCTGCTACACAAGGGTACATAGGTGCTTACGATAGAGCTGCGGCGCAATACAGGCCATTAGAGATTAACGGAAGCCAACTTGTTTTTGGTACTAGCACAGCTGGCGCAGAAGCAATGCGTATTGACTCTAGTGGTAATTTGTTGGTTGGTAAAACAACATCTAATCCTACTGTTGGAAATGGATTTCAATGTAATCCTGCTGGTGCAATAAATGTAGTAACTGCCGCAACTACAGCAGCTTTTGATACATACGAAATATACTCAACTGG